TTGCCGCCAGTACCTCGGTGGTCGGAAAGCGCACCACGAAGTCGCGTTTCATCTTTTCATACGGCAGCCGGTCATCCAGCTGACAGCGCACCTCAACCACATGGCACTCGGGCAGTTTGTCTTTATACTCGCCCGGCTCCAAGACGTAGGTGGCCGGCTTGATGCGCTCCATGACCAGCGGCAGGGCGCCTGGGCGTGGCAGCCACTCGCCGAAGTCGCGGTTCATACATACAAAGTATTGCTGCAGGAAGGCGCCCTTGGCGCGGCCCAGCAGCTTCTCGTCGATGATCTTGCACTGGCCGAAGACGTCTTCCAGTCCGTTGCTAGTGAACGACCCGGTCAAACCCCAGCGGATCTTGAACTGGTCGATCACCTTATGCAGCGCTTTGAAGCGTGTGCCTGACGGGTTCTTCAACTTCGTCAGCTCGTCAAACACGATGGCGTCAAAGGATGACAGATCCTGCTCGGCCAACCACTGAATGTTGTCGTAGTTAATCGCCACGATATGCGCGTCGGAGTCTAGCGCCTCACCTCGGCTGCGTGGTGTGCCGACTGCTGTGCGGCAGTGCAGCTCTAGCGCCCACTTGCGCGCCTCGATGGGCCACACGTCCGTGCAGACACGCTTGGGCGCCAAGACAAGGAAGCGGCTTGCGTACCCGTCCTTGACCATCGCCTGCATGGCGGTCAGCGTGATCATAGTTTTACCCGCGCCAACTGGCGCCAAGATCATCGCCCGGTCACGTTCGTACAAAAAATCTGCTGCTTCTTCCTGATAAGGCCGTGGCTTAAACATGACGGGCAAACTCCTTATGCAGCATAGACCGAATTTCACAGGCTACAAGCTCGGCTAGTTCAATATCATCAAAGCAACCATAATGCACAGTTTTTTGGTTGATAGAAAATCGCACTTGCCATTTACCTTGATGCGGGGTTACGTTTTTTATGCCTGTTTTTGATTTTCTATTCGGTCGGCGGTTATGTTGATTTTGTAGCCGTGTGGCCGCGCGCAAGTTTGACGGCGCATTGTTACTTGGGTTGCCGTCTATGTGGTCTACGCAATCCGGCAACCATCCTTGCGTAAGTAAAAAGACAACCCTATGCACAGCATAGTGTTTGCGTCGGTACGTCACGTAGTGGTACCCCAGCGGGTCGGGCTTTACGTTTACTTTGTCGCCAATATGCTTGACCGCAACCCCTCGCCCGCATTTAACGCGCCAATACAACGCGCCGTCGCGGTATTCCCATGTCTCAGGCACTAAAGCCCATTCAGGCGCCAAGATCATCGCCCGGTCACGCTCGTACAGGAAGTCAGCGGCTTCATCTTGGTACGGCCTGAGTGCTAATCCACTCATCAATCATCTCCTTCGACCATAAACAGGCGTAGTTTTGTTTTAAGCGCAACACGTCGTTGCGGAATATCTTTTGTAGCTCGGACAGCCGACCACCTTTGGTTTTCAATTCGACAAACCATGTGCTGCCATCAGGCATACAGGCCAAGCGATCACTAACCCCACGTTGTGTGGGAGACTTGAATTTGTACGTCTTGCCGCCGGCACGCTCGACCGTCCAGACAAAATACTTCTCGATTTCTTTTTCTAACATGGCGCAAATATAAAGGCTAAAAAAGTATTTGACAAGGATTATTTTAGGGTCTACAGTCGAGGCTCAATCACTACACGGGAGTACAGTCAAATGAATGTAGAAGACATTTTTGATGCAGACGGCACAGCCCTGCAAGCAGCATTAGACCTAATCGAGGTCATCATCAAAACCGATCCCGGCGTTTACGACGAAACGGCTGCGCCGGTGCTGCTGTTGTTGCGTCAACGCCTATCTAGTTCATGGCGTAACGAGCCAGCGGGGGTGAAATAATGAGCCATTCCAATATCGTCGGCGGCTCTACCGCCAAACGCGTCATCAACTGCCCGGCATCGGTCAAGCTTGTGCAACAGATGCCACCACAGGCCGAGTCCGAACACGCAGCACGCGGAACTCTCCTGCACAATGTGATCGCCGAACTCTTGGAGTTTGACAAGAAGCCCGCGCAGTGCTTGGGCGCCCAGTACAAAGATCAGATACTCACACCGGAGCTACTCGATGAAAAGATTATTCCCGCTCTCGCGCTACTCGATGAAGTCGATCCCGAAAAGCAAATGGAGTACATGGTTGAAACCCGAGTTGGCTTTGGCGATTTTCTGCCTGGTGTCTTTGGTAGCACTGACTTACTTGGGCGTAAAGGTAAACGCGCGATCGTTCTTGATTGGAAATTTGGCGATGGCGTACTTGTTGATGCTGAAGAAAACCCTCAGCTCTTATTTTACGCAGCTGCGGCAATGAGAACACCCGCTTGTCAGTGGGTATTTGAAGGCGCTGAAGAAATAGAGTGCATCATCGTGCAACCACCTGCCATGCGTCGCTGGGTGACGACACCAGAGCGTGTGAAGCAGTTCGAGATCGAGCTTGCTAAAGCCGTGCGTGAGTCGTCATGGCCAAACCCAACGATGCAAACGGGTGATCACTGTCGCTGGTGTACAGCCAAGCCGATCTGTCCTCAGATGAATGGCGAAGTCGAGCGCGCATTGAAACTGCAGCTGGCTAACCTGCCGGCCGAACAGATCGCGATGCAGTTAGAGCAAGCCGACCGGCTGGAAGACTACATCAAAGACCTGCGCGCGCTGGCGTTCCAGATGCTTGAAAAGGATCACCCGGTGCCAGGTTACAAACTGGTTGCCAAACGCGGCACACGCCAGTGGGTGAGTGAGGAGAAAGCGAAAGCGTTTCTGTTGAAGTCGCTTGTTGAGCCGTACAAAGAACTTGAAGTTATTTCGCCGGCACAAGCCGAGAAGCTCTTAAAAAAGATTAAAATGGAATTACCGGCGGAGTTAGTCGTATCGATTTCGTCGGGTAGTACGTTGGCCACCGAAGATGATGCACGGCCAGCGGTGTTGCAAATCGGGAAGCAGTTGTCTGCGGCCCTCTCTAAACTTTAAGTAAAGGAAACTACAATGTCATTCGCTATAGCAAACCTGCCAAACGTATCCGCACTCACTACTGCGCTTCGTTCATTGGAAAAAGATGTCGGCGCCGTTGGCTCCGTCATTCTGAAGATGGACAAGGGCGGCCACTGGGTCTATGGTGCGAACCAAACCGAAGTCGAAGACGGCACCACATGGGCAGTTAATCCTATGTCGTTCGTTCACGGCTTCATCGCATGGGGTGAGGGTGAAGTGCTGGCCGAGACGATGGTGCCAGTGACTGAGCCACGTCCTGAAGTCGGCGTTGCGCCGCCTGATGCGAAAAAGGGCTGGGAAGTGCAGGTAGGAATGGGGCTGAAATGCCTCAACGGTCAGGACAAGGACTTGGAGGTGCGCTACACCGTCACGTCTGTGGGCGGTAAGCGCGCGGTCCAGCAGTTGGGCGTTGCGATTGCTGCACAAGTCGAAGCCGATCAAAGTAAGCCCGTGCCGGTCGTGCGTCTGAAAAAAGACCACTATCAGCACAAGTCGTATGGCAAGATCTACACACCGGTCTTCGAGATCGTTGAGTGGATCGGCATGGATGGTAAGCCGACCGACGCGGTTGATGAGACTGCTGAAGCCGAAGCCGCACCTGCCCGCCGCCGTCGCGGCTAAGTAGCATGGGGGAAAGCGGATGCTGACCAGTTAGCTGAAATGCAAAGGCAGTGCAGCGAGTACCCCACCTTTTCTATGACCCCGGTCATCTAATCATCAGGTTCTTCCTTGGTCGGTTCGACCTGATGCTGGCAAGATGACAGGGGTCACCCTCTACCATGACAATACTCTGGATTGATTTCGAAACGAGGTCCAAGTGCGACCTCTCCTCGCGTGGAGTCTATAACTATGCCCAAGATGGAACCACGGATGTACTGTGTATGTCCTACGCATTTAACGACGATGAAGTTATCACCTGGACTCCCGACCAGCCGTTCCCTGACGCGGTTCGGCATCACAAGGGGCCAATCTATGCTCATAACGCTGCGTTCGAGCGCCTTATATTCTGGTACGTCCTACAAATTAACTTCGATCTCACGCAGTTCTATTGCACAGCGGCACAAGCGCGTGCTAACTGCCTGCCTGGATCTCTCGAAGACGTCGGACGTGCCATCTCCAGCGTCATGCGAAAAGACCACCGAGGTGGACAGCTTATCCGACTACTTTCCATCCCTCGCGCTGATGGATCGTTTAACAATTCGCCAGAACTAATGGCCGAGATGATCCGCTATTGCGAGCAGGACGTCAGAGCCATGCGCGCGATCTCCAAGGCCATGCGGCCACTATCCGAGCAGGAACTGGCCGACTACCACACCAACGAGCGCATCAACGATCGTGGCGTGCTGCTGGACCTGCCACTCGCACAGGCTGCCATCCGCTATGCGTCGGTCGAACTCGAAGAGATCGAGACGCTAGTGGCCGACTTGACCGAAGGCGAGATCGCGTCGGTGCGCAGTCCGCGCATGAAGTCGTGGGTCATGGCCCGCGTCGGACCGCAAGCATTAAAGATGATGGAGACGTACAAGGACGGCGAACTAAAGTACAGTATCGACAAGTCTGTACGCGCTAATTTGCTGGCTTTTGCCGAGGAGAACCCTGATGAGATTCCGACCACTGTTGCGGACGTCATTCAATGCGCAGATGACCTCTGGGCGTCGTCGGTTGCGAAGTTCAGCCGCCTTGCGAGCCTGGCAGATGAAGACGATCAACGAGTACGAGGTGCTTTCGTATTTGCAGGAGGATCTGCCACGGGACGTGCTTCAAGCTATGGCGCGCAAGTTCACAACTTTACGCGCAAGTGCGCCGCAGCCCCAGATGACGTTAGGCACGCTATGGTCCGAGGCCACAGCATCGTCCCAGGATTTGGAAAACGCGTTACTGATGTTCTCAAGGGAATGCTCCGGCCCGCACTGATACCCGCACCGGGCAAGCAGTTCGTTGTCGCCGATTGGTCGGCGGTCGAGGCACGGGTGACCGCCTGGGCGTCAGCCGATCCACAGGCCGAAGAGGTGCTACAGGTCTTCCGTGAAGGCCGCGACATTTACAAACGTGAAGCCGCCGGCATTTACCGGGTGCCTGAAGACAGCGTAGACAAAGAGCAGCGCCAGATCGGCAAGGTCGCGATTCTCTCACTAGGCTTCGGTGGGTCGATTGGCGCCTTCTCTGCGATGGGCCGCAATTACGGTGTCTTCATGGCCGAGTCGGATTCTCGCCGCATTGTGGACGCCTGGCGCCGTGCGAACGCATGGGCAGTACGCTACTGGGCCAAGTTAGAGGAGGCGTACACGCGGGCGCTACGCAATCCTGGACGGGAGTTCACCGCTGGGCGGGTGACGTACCTGTTCCAAGGCCAGCATCTTTGGTACGCATTACCATCGGGTCGCATCCTGTGCTACCCGTTCGCCCGGTTCGAGGGCGACGAGATCACGTACGTCAAGGCGGCATGGAAACCTGCAGCTGACGCCAAAGAATGGCCCAGAGCGCGCTTGTGGCGGGGTCTGGCTTGTGAGAACATAACGCAAGCGATCGCCAACGATCTGCTGCGGCACGCTTTACGCCAGCTTCCTGACGTAGTGCTGCACGTGCATGACGAGATCGTTCTGGAGACGGCTGACCCTGATGCACCCAATACCCTGAAACAAGTGATGTGTACGCCGCCCGATTGGGCGGAAGGTTTACCTTTGAACGCCGAAGTCGAAACCATGTCGAGGTATGGAAAATGAAACTGATACGAGAGCGTCTAATTAGTAGATCAAAAATTGAACAGCTCCCTGACTATGCAAAACCAGTGTTAGTCGTAAATTTAGGCTTAGAGCGTCGTTATCGTAAAACTGGTGATTTTTTTGGTTTCTTTGATAAAAAAGAAATTGAGTGGGAAAAAGAAAATCAAATTTTTATTCTTGAGCAATAAAAAAGCCGCCCTGCCAGGCGGCTCTTTCAACTACCGGAGACTACGTTGGATTTCCTTGATTATATACAGAATCTCGCGCCCGAGGGCGAAACAGCCTTAATCGTACGTCAAAAACCTATCCTATCCGACGGCAAGCTACAGTTCCACGCGGACGGCGCCGTCAAATGCACATGGCCCGCCTACCTGCCCACACATAAGCGCAAGGATGGCGAGAGCTGGTACGGCAACACGGCATCCTTCATCAAAGACCGCTTCAAGGATGGGCGCCCCAGCGCATCAGCCGCCAATTGCGAGTACATCTTGGTCATGATGCTGGACGATATCGGCACCAAATCGAAGACACCACCGCTAGAACCTACATGGATCATGGAGACGTCGCCCGGCTCGTTCCAATGGGGTTACGCATTCTCAGAGCAGCCAACCAAAGCCGACTTCGCCGCCGCCATCCGCGCGATCGCAGACGCTGGCTACACGGATCCCGGTGCCTGCAACCCAGTGCGCAACTTCCGCCTGCCCGGCTCGGTCAACCTAAAACCAGGCCGCGAGAGCTTCAAGGCGCAGCTGGCACGCTTTAACCCCGAGCGCGAGTACACACTGGAGCAGATCTGCGCAGCGCTCGATGTGACGCCGGTCGCCGGTGTCGGTCTTGGACCGGTGCCGATCCGCCTGCAGGACGACGGCAGCGATGACGTGATGGCGTGGCTCTCTGAGCAGGGGCTGTTCCTGCGGCATCCGAACCCTGAAGGCTGGGCTGGCGTCATCTGCCCGAACCATGCCGAACACACCGACGGCAATCCCGAAGGCCGTTACCACCCGGCTAACCGGGCGTACTGCTGCCTGCACTCGCACTGCATTGAACTCGGCTCGGCTGCCTTTTTGGAATGGGTTGCAGCCAATGGCGGCCCGAAGCACTCGCCCGGCCCGCGTGAGGAACTATTGGCTGCAGTGATGACGACCGCCTTGTCGAAAATCCCCGGCGCTGGCATATTCGAAGACACGGCGGCGCAGATCGTGCAGGACATGGCCGCCAAGGACGAGCAGCGCCAGAGTGCGCGCGGACAGAAGGAAGATTGGTACAAGAGGTTTGCGTATGTACAAGAGGATGAAAGCTATTTTGATCTGCGCGACCGTCGGGAAATTTCTCGATCTACTTTTAACGCACTTTTCCGGCATATCCCCTGCCGGTCCATACATAACGGCGCCAAAATTGAGGCGGCTACATGTTTCGACGAGAACCGCGAATCGAAGGATGCTTATGCGCTGGTCGGCATAACGTACGCTGCAGGCGACGATATTATCGTCCACCGTAACGGCCACCAGTACGGCAACCGCTGGCGCGACGCCCGGCCTGCAGGCGTTCCAGGCGACGTGACACCGTGGCTGGACCACGTCATGCGCATGATCCCGACTGACTTCGAGCGTGAGCATTTTTTGAACGCGCTGGCCTTCAAGGTCCAGCACCCGGACAAGAAGATCAACCACGCTATCCTGGTCGGCGGCCATCCAGGATCGGGCAAGGACACCATGCTGGCGCCGTTTTTCTGGGCGATCGGCGGGTTGACTAAGCAGAACTGCAGTCTAGTCAAGAACGAAGACCTAAATAGCCAATGGGGCTACGCGCTGGAATGCGAAGTGATGGAAATCGCCGAGCTGCGCCAGAGCGAGGCGCGTGACCGGCGCGCGCTCGAGAACGCTCTAAAACCCATCATTGCAGCACCGCCAGAACTCTTGCAGGTGAACCGCAAGGGGCTGCACCCCTACATGGCACTGAACCGCGTGTTTGTAGTGGCCTTCAGTAACGAGCGCGCAGCGATCTCAATCCCGTCGAACGACCGTCGCTGGTTCTGCCTGTGGGCCGAAGCCGGCCGCCTGCCCGAAGCAGATGCGTCGCGCCTGTGGCGCTGGTATCACAATGGCGGCTTCGAGGCGATCGCATCTTGGCTGCATCAGCGCGACGTAACAGCCTTCAACCCTTCAGCGGCGCCGCCGATGACGGAAGCAAAGGCGATCATGATCGACCAGGGCCGCAGCACCGCAGAGTCATACCTGATCGAGCAGATCACTGGCCGGTTAGGTGAATTTGCCGGCGGCGTGATTGCATCGCCTTTTTTCGCACTCTGCGACCGCTTAGCCGGTGCGGCGCCTTCAGGGGTGAAGGTTCCGCAAGTAGCACTGCTGCATGCGCTGGCCGAGGCTGGCTGGGTCGATATGGGGCGTGTCGCCACGCGTGAGTTAACGACCAAAAAGCAGCTGTACTGCGCGCCGGAGCTGGCCACACTATCAAAAGCCGAGCTGCGCCGCAGGGCGGAAGACGTGCCCGCGCCCGCAGCTGTTCGGCTGGTCAAATAAAAAAGCCCGCTCAGCCTTCAGGCTGGCGGGCAAAGCCCGTCGGAGGGATTGACGGGCGACTCAAGCGCGTGGAGATGACGCGCACTACAATCGTCGCACAAGAACCCACAGTCCGACAATCACTTTAAACACAAGCGCTAGCATGTTGGGCCTTCCTGCAGCGCTTCAGCGGCTTCGCGTTCTATATCCTTGACAATCTGATCCTTCAGCAAGTCGATTACATCCACGCCGCCAGCGTACGCGTGGATCAGCCAGGCGCCGCCGGTCCAGCCGACTGACCGGTCGGCCGGCTCCCAATCTACAAAGCAAAGCAATTCAGTATCGCCGTGCTGATAAGTGTACGGCCACAAGTGCTGCGGCCAATGTGGGCCGCTGATGTCAGTGTGCGTTTTCATTCTGTTATTTCCTCCAGTAGTGGTATTGACGGGTCATGTTGCGCCGTGCTTTCGGTGTTCAATTCGGGCCAGTACTGGACCGGCTGCAGGAAATTCAAAGCATCAAAGCGCCGGATGTAATCGGCCGTTGACACGGTCGGCGTCCATGTCGGAAATTTTCTGATGTCTTTCGGCTTTTTCGGTTTCCAGGGTTTGCGCGCCAATTTGGCTAGCTCGAGCGGGTCGCGGTCGAATTTCACGCGGTACGTAGTGCCGTCAATTTTTATAGTTTGCATAGTTCCACCTCCAGAAGATAAGTGTTAATCAGCGCCAGTGCCGCTTCAGCGCTTGCCAGGCCTTCATCGGGTTCTGGATTATTGATTGCATCCGTTAACGCGTCCCTGGCTTTCCAAAGTAGCGATTCATTCGAGCCGATAATGTCGGCCGTTTCCTGCGCGCGCAGGATCGCGGTTTTAAGTTTTGCCATTGTGTTATCCCTCCAGGTTAAATAGTGCAACAGCCGCAGCATGGCGCGTCAATACACCGGCCGCGCGCATTCTGATAATACGTGCGCGGCCCGTGTTCGCCGTATAGGGTGATTGAATCGACGGCCGTACGGCGCCGCTCAAGTAGCACGGCGCGGCCTTTGGACCATTGGATTAAGTCGCCGGCCAGTATGCGCGCGCCAGTGGCGGCGCATGTGCCGGTATATTTTGCGGTTATGGTTTTCATGTTTTCCCCTATTAAGCGGCCAATTTGATGCGAATTACCTTGCTCATCTTGACACCATGCGCCGGATATGCGATTACCTTGATGCGCTTGTCATAGCAGGCACGGCACGGGCCACAAGCGCCGCCATTGTCATAAGCGCCGCACAATGTCATACCGCGTTTTGCATCGTCGGGTGTCGGGATAATGACGCTGCCATGCAAACCGCGCGTATATTGGCCGGTAACCGAATCGCTCGAAAATCGCACGCATACATTTTTCAGCGCCTGCATTTCGGACAATACTTGACGGAATTTCGGAAACTTGTGCATCCTGGTAGGTAACCAGTGCTTCACCCATGGCGTGCGGCGCATTACTTCGAGAATCTTTTCGGCCAAAGCGAGCGTATACATGTCGCCGCTATCAAACCAACGAAAGTGCGTATCTTTGGCCAATTCCTGGACCATATCGTCGCACCATTCAATGCGCTGCCAGTCCTCTTTATTGTGGCGCCGTGGCGCCTTGACATTCTCAAACCGGTAATTGCCCGCCGTTGCGTAACAGCCGGCGCATGCGTCGACTAGCACACCCGGCGCCGCGATTGAGCCTGGACATGTCTCGAGTGCCTGGAGTGACCAGGATCGCACGCCGTCAAGTTTTGAAGTGACTGAGATTTTCATTTGGTCGGTTCCCCTAGTTAGTTAATAAGCAAGGCACATAAAGACAATTAGCGCGAGTGATGCAAAGCCGATCACGGCGCAAGCGATTTCGAGAATGGTCGGTTTCATGCGCGCGTCCCTTCAAAAGCTGCGCGGCTTTCAGCGCGCCGCTTGGCCGGTGTGATGACGCGCACAATGCGCGCGCTTGCCGGCCGTGCGTATAGTTCCGCCGCGCGTATCGCTTCGGCTTTTTCTTCGGCTACTGCGCGCGTCATCGCGCCGTCAATCGTCGCAAAGCCGTTGACGGCAAGCGCGCCGTTTTGCGCAGATATTTGAATCAGATATTTTGCTTTCATATCGTGCCCCTATTAAATGAATGACAAGCCAGTGATACGGAAACATGCGCCAGTGGCGGTTTCAATGTCGATCGTGCCGAACGGATGAACAGCAAGAACAGTGACAGTCTGCAATTTGCCGTATACGGGCATTTTGATTTTTTGGCCGATAATAGGTTTCTGCATTTTCTTTTCTCCGGTAGTGGCCGGCTTTCGCCGGCCGTTTGGTTTACAGGTAATTCCAAGCTTTGGCGCCGACAGACTGCGCAAACCGTTTTGCGTCGCGCTTTTGCGCGAATGTCATTTCAGTGATGATGTTTTCCAGTAGTGGCTTGACGCCGCGAACGATTGCGATTTTCCAGCCGTCACGGGTTTTAGTTAAGTGCGCAGTGACCATTTTTTTCTCCGCTTGAGTGAATAAAATATTTTGTTGCTGAAAACCATGTTAGTCCATGTTTCGGCATATGTCAAACAATCTTTTGCATTTATTTGCGATTCGCGGTTTGAGGGCAATTATGAGGGCAATGAGGGCAATGAGGAGGGCAATAATTTTTGGGCAAATTGCCCTCATAAAAGCTAGGATTCATGCGGGTTTTGCGGCATGAGGGCAATGAGGGCAATCTGTTTTTTATTTTGTTTGAAGATATATATGTAGGTAATAAATCCGCGTGCCAGGCACGCCGGAATCCGCACGCCGGCGCAAAAATTCGGAATTTGCGTTGGGGGTCGGAGCGATTTAAAATGGGCCGGCAAATTGCCCTCATTGCCCTCATAGCTTTTTGATAATATGCCTTCTGGTCGACCAGCATCAATTCGCACGCGGTATTTTTCACGGCGCATATCCGACAATGACGCCGCGATTCTTGCTCACGCCGGTGACGGCGATATCAGCCTGGGGTTCAAAAATATACTCAATCTATATTGTCAGACTGTCAATATGAGTAAAAATAATGATACGTCTGAAAGTCATTCGACTGATGAATATAAGGATAATGGCGGATAACTTGCGGCTGTCAGGTACCGGCAAAACAATTATCAGGTACCGGCAAAAAGGCCCCGCTTCCTCTCCCCTTTGCCATCACTTCATAGCTAATCGCTATCAATCCTGGCTAGCTGATAGTCATGCTCTCTTGCTCATAGCCGCCGACTATCAGCGCCAATCGCCCGCAATATAACGTGCGTTATGTAAAATGCGGCTGATAGTCCCACTCTATGTAAGTGAGCGCTCACTAACGTAAGTTAGTACTTACTAACATGGGGGGGGAGGGGGTCAGCCTCTACTATAAAATTTGGGCCACCCTCCTCCCCTCAGAAAAAAGGAAAATGGCCAATCTAGCCAAAGTAGCCAACTTTGCCAGAAAGCAGCTACAATCCACGCAGCTTCCCCTTACAGGAAAAAAGCCATGCCAGCCCCGATCAAAGACCCGCCTTACATCCCGCCAGCGACGCTGCCCAAGACCGACAATCAGCGCATCAAAGAGCTGAAAAAGATGCTGATTGAGGGCAAAGGTGAGCAAGTCGTCCAGAAAGTGCTTGATATTGCCTTGGACGACGGCCATCCAGGCCAGATGGCGGCGCTAAAGCTCTGCATGGAGCGTGCGCTACCGACCAGCCTGTTCGAGAAGACGGCAGCGCAACGCAGCGCGATCAACATCACCATCTCGGGGCTCTCCAGCCCGCCAGAGATAAAGGACATCACGGATGTCGGACCTTAACTTCCAACTGCTCCCATGGCAGCAAGAAGTCTTCAACAATCCGACGCGCTTCAAGGTCGTGGCAGCTGGCCGGCGTTGTGGCAAGTCGAGGTTAGCGGCCACTACGCTCATCATCGAGGCGCTGCGCTGTCCGCCCGGCTCGGCGGTGCTGTACGTGAGTCCCACGATGGGACAGTCACGTCAGATTATTTGGGATTTATTGCTCGACTTGGGCCGGGATGTGATCTCGGGCAGCCACGTCAACAACTTGGACATCACGATGATCAACGGCGCGCGGATCTACGTGCGAGGCGCTGACCGGCCAGACACCCTGCGCGGTGTATCTCTGACCTACGCGGTGTTGGATGAAGTGGCCGACATCAAGCCCGAAGCTTGGGAGCAGGTCATCCGAGCGTCTCTGTCCGATAAGAAGGGGCACGCGCTCTTCATCGGCACGCCCAAGGGCCGCAACTGGTTCTACGACATGTTCAAGTTGGGGCAGGACGAGGACGACAGCGACTGGAAGAGCTGGCACTTCACGACGCAGGACAACCCGCTGATTGACCCCGGCGAGATTGAGTCAGCCAAAAAGACGCTCTCGACCTTCGCGTTCAAGCAGGAATATCTGGCGTCCTTCTCCAACGCCGGGTCGGACATCTTCAAGGAGAACTGGATCAAATACGGCGAAGAGCCCGACTATGGCAGCTACTTCGTGGCGGTGGACTTGGCCGGGTTCGAGGAAGTGGCCAAGCAGGCGGCGAACTCGAAGAAGCGGCTGGACGAGACGGCGATCGCGATCGTGAAAGTAACCGATGACGGCAAGTGGTTTGTCAAGGACATCTGGCACGGGCGCTGGGACATCCGCGAGACGGCGTCCAAGATTCTGATGGCCATGCGCGACTACCGGCCCCTGTCGGTCGGAATCGAGCGCGGTGCGCTAAAAAACGCAGTTTTGCCGTATTTAAGTGATTTAATGCGCAAAAATAATGTATATTCGCACATAGTTGATCTCACGCATGGCAACCGGAAAAAGGCTGACCGGATCATCTGGAGCCTCCAGGGTCGGTTCGAGCACGGCAGGATTGTGCTCAACCAAGAAGGTGACTGGGACTACTTTCTTGACCAGTTGTTAATGTACCCTGCGCAAGGCGTCCATGATGACCTACCCGACGCGCTCTCTTACATTGACCAGCTGGCGGTGACTTCCTACTTCGTAGATGACGCTGACGATGATTGGGAGCCAATTGATGTAATTTCGGGCATATAGCTATGGACCAAAACGAATTTGATCAGCCCACGGAGAACGATAAGGAACTTATCAGCTTCGTGACAGACCACTGTGATCGCTGGCGCGATTACCGTAACACCAACTTCCTCCCACTCTGGGAAGAATACGAGCGCATCTTCCGTGGCGAATGGGCCATCGAAGACAAGACGCGCGACTCCGAACGCTCCCGCATCGTAACGCCCATGACCCAGCAGGCTGTCGAGACACGACACGCCGAGATCATGGAGGCGATCTTTGGCTCGGGTGAATTCTTCGACATCAAGGACGACGTCAAGGACATCGACGGCAACCCGTTGGATGTCGAGATGATCAAGATCCAGATGATGGAGGATCTGAAAAAAGACAAGTTCAGGAAGTACGTCGATCAGATCGAGCTTTTGGCTGAGATTTACGGCACGGGTATTGCCGAGATCACCGTCACGATGGAGAAGGAATACACGCCTGCGACGCAACCGATTCCTGGCATGCAAGGCCAAGCGGCCATCGGCGTGCAAGAGACGGATCGTGTCTCGGTCAAGCCCATCCCGGTCAATCCGAAGAACTTCCTGTGGGACCCCAACGGCACGTCGGTGGACGACTGCATGGGTGTGGCGATCGAGAAGTACGTGTCGATCCACAAGGTGGTGGCCAACATCGAGAAGGGCATTTACCGCAAGGTCAACATCGTGCCGACCTACGATGATACGGACTTGGAACCCACGCAAGAGATCAGCCAGTATCAGAACGAAAAGGTCAAACTGCTGACCTACTATGGTCTGGTGCCTAAAGAGTATCTGGCGAAGTTGAACAGCAAAGACGAGGAAATGGTAGAGCTGTTCCCCGAAGATTCGGCGGCGGAAGATTACTCCGACATGGTCGAGGCCATCGTGGTCATCGGTAACGACGGCATGCTGCTAAAAGCCGAAGAGAATCCGTACATGATGAAAGACCGTCCGGTCTTGACCTATCAGGACGACACGGTGCCTAACCGTCTGCCGGGTCGCGGCACGGTGGAAAAAGCGTACAACATGCAAAAGGCGATCGATGCACAGGTCAGAACGCATCTGGACTCGCTGGCATTGACTGCAGTGCCGATGGTGGCCATGGATGCAACCCGTCTGCCGCGCGGTGCCAAGTTCGAAGTGCGGCCGGGCAAAGCGTTCATGACCAACGGCAACCCGTCCGAGATCCTGTTCCCGTTCAAGTTTGGCCAAACTGATGGCAACAACCTGACCACCGCGCAGGCATTCGAGCGCATGCTTCTGCAAGCCACAGGCACCTTGGATAGCCAAGGGATGGTCAGCCAAGTGGCGCGTGATGGCGGCAACGCCGGCATGTCGATGGCGGTAGCGACCATCATCAAGAAATACAAGCGCACGCTGGTGAACTTCCAGGAAGATTTCCTGATTCCATTCATCAAAAAAGCGGCGTTTCGGTACATGCAGTTTGACCCAGAGCGCTATCCATCAGTTGATTTGAACTTCGTGCCGACTGCCACACTGGGCATCATCGCCCGAGAGTACGAGCAGGCGCAGTTTATTGCGCTCTTGCAGACGCTTGGCCCCGACACCCCGGTACTGCCACTGATTCTGAAAGGCATTGTGGCCAACAGCTCGCTGTCTAACCGCATGGAGTTGATGGAAGCCTTGACGCAGATGGCCCAGCCGAACCCCGAGGCGCAACAGGCAGCCATGATGCAGCAGCAGCTGGCCCTGCAAGCGGCTCAGTCGCAGATTGCGGTCAATCAGACGCAGGCCGAGCGCAACCGGGCGGAAGCCATCAACACCACGATCGAGACGAAATTGAAGCCCATCGAGGTGCAGAGCAAGATTATGGCGGCCAACACGCAGAATCTGCCCAATGACGCGGAATTGGCCTCTAAAGAGTTCGACAAACGGGTGAAGATCGCCGAATTGATGCTAAAAGAAGCCGACATCAAGAACAAATCAAAGATTGTTGAGATGCAAATGGCGGAGAAACAGAACAAAATCAGCGGTATGGAAGAAGATTTCTTGGCAGAACTGACCAAGGAGCTGTCTGGTGGACGTTGAAAGCCTAGCTAAGCAGTTAATCCTGCAGAACATGACGCCAGAGCAGCAAAAAGCTGTTCTGGATTCAGTTCGTTCTACCTTGCAAGAAGCCAGAGGCAACCAGAAACGACGGGTCAGTGAGAACGTCGGCATGGTGGTCGATGCTTTGAAGAAGATTGAAGCCGACATCCGGGCGAAATACGACGATTTAGGCCAAAAAATCACCGATCGGGTGAACTCGATCCAAGATGGACGCGATGGCGTCGATGGATCTGACGGTCGTGACGGCAAGGATGGCAAAGATGGCCGTCCAGGGCGTGACGGCAAGGATGGTCGGGACGGGATGCAAGGCCCAGCTGGCGTGCCAGGCGAAGATGGGGTGTCGGTAACCGACGCGAAGATTGATTTTGACGGCTCGCTAATCATCTCGCTCTCAAACGGGCGTGAAATCAACGTCGGTGAGGTCGTCGCACCCGACTTGGCGGAGCGCATCAAGGTCATCACCAACGGTGGCGGCACCTCGCAGACAGTGATTGACGCTCTGGCGTCACTGCAGCAGCAGATTGACGACTTAATCCCTAGCCAGACGGGCAATGCAGGCAAGTTTCTGACCACCAATGGATCGGTATTGTCATGGGCTGATGTGGCTGGCGGCCTAGATTACCAAGGTACGTGGAACGCGGCGACTAATACGCCCACGCTAGCCTCTGGTGTAGGCACTAATGGCTACTACTACGTGGTATCAGTTGATGGTACGACCACGTTGGATGGCATTAGCGATTGGAAAGCGGGTGATTGGCTGCTGTTTAACGGCACCGCATGGCAGAAGATCGACCAAAGCTGGGCGATTGCAGGTGCCAACGACAATATCACGTCGATGACGGGCATCACAGGCGGCATTTCCTCGCCTGACTTCATCCAGTTCGACACAGGCGCTACGGTTACCAACGCAGCAGGCCGCCTATACTGGGATGCCACGCAGCAAACGCTAACCGTTGGTTTGAACGCCAATATTGCAGCGGATGTGGGTCAGACGCTCTATGCGTATGTGACTAACGACGAGTCGGTGACGATTACCAAGGGCCAGCCGGTCTATATGTACGCGGCGCAGGGCGATCGGATGTCGGTCAAGCTGGCAAGCAACACCAGCGACACGACATCGGCCAAGACTTTGGGTCTTTGTGCTGAAGATATTGCTGCAGGTCAGGCCGGCATGGTCTTGTGCCAAGGCGTGCAAGACGGACTAAATCTGAGTGCTTACAACCCTGGTGACACGCTCTATTTGGGCGCCACAGCGGGTACGTTGACGTCTACCAAGCCCTACGCACCTAACCATCTGGTCTATATTGGTGTGGTGGAGCGTGCTAATGCAGGCAATGGACGTCTATACGTGCGCGTGCAGAATGGCTATGAGCTGGATGAGCTGCACAATGTGTCAGCGCAGAGTCCATCAAATGGCCAGGTACTGATCTACAACGCATCGACCAGTCTGTGGGAGAAGAACACCCTGACTGCCGGTACGGGCATCAGCGTTACTAATGGCGCAGGATCTATTACCGTAACAAACTCATCGCCTGACCAAACAGTTGCGTTGACTGGCGCAGGTACGACCAGTATCACAGGCACGTACCCCAACTTTACAATCACCTCGAACGATCAGTACACCGGCACGGTGACCAGTGTTGGTGGTACGGGAACGGTCAATGGCATTAGCTTGTCGGGCACGGTCACATCCAGTGGCAGTCTGACCCTGGGCGGCACGCTCTCCGGCGTTAGTCTATCAACGCAGGTGACTGGCACGCTGCCGATTGCTAATGGCGGTACAGGCCAGACAACGCAGATTGCTGCATTTGACGCGCTGGCGCCGACGACAACTAAGGGTGATTTGATTGTC